AATATAAAAGACGTAGAGCTAATAGATCGTATGGAAGACAAGCTCGGCCTTATTAGTCTATGTCTAACCATGGCATATAAAGGTGGTGTTAACTATGAACAGGTACTTGGCACTGTGGCTATATGGGATTCACTGATCTATCGTGACTTACATTCTAAACGTATAGCTGTACCTATGAATGAGGAATCATTTAAAGGTGCATACCCCGGCGGTTATGTTAAAGAACCTCAAGTAGGTATGCATGACTGGGTATGTTCGTTCGACTTGAACTCTCTGTATCCATCAATCATTATGCAATACAATATGTCTCCCGAGACTATCCTTCTTGATGATGAACCTAATGTTACTGTTGAAACTGTATTAGCTAAACAAGTAAAGAATACCACACCTGATACAGCCTTAGCTGTCGGCGGTACACGGTTCAGTACAAAGAAGCTTGGCATATTACCATCAATCATTCAAGAGATCTATGATGACCGTGTCAAATTCAAGCAAGCACAACTTAAAGCTGAGCAAGAGCTTGAGCTTACTGCCACCAAGTCTGAAGTGTATGGTCTAGAGAAACGTATTGCTATTGCCAAGAACCAACAGATGGCATTAAAGATCCTACTCAACTCTTTGTATGGTGCGATGGGTAATAAATGGTTTAGATACTTTGACATGCGTATTGCCGAAGGTATTACATTAACTGGTCAAGCAACCATTCGTTGGGCAGAGAATAACCTTAATGATTACTTAAACAAAGCATTGCAAACTAATAAAGATTATGTTGTTGCCATTGATACAGACTCGGTCTATGTTACCCTTAATGAATTCGTTGAAAGACTCGGCCCTAATAATCCTATTGACTTCCTTGATAAGATGTGTTCAGGTGCATTAGAAGGTGCACTCACTAAATGCTATGATGAATTATATAATACCCTCGGCGGTATTGAGAACAAGATGGTCATGGGTCGTGAGGTAATTGCTTCTCGTGGCATATGGACAGCCAAGAAGAGATACATATTAAACGTACATGACAATGAAGGTGTTCGTTATGCCCAACCTAAGTTAAAGATTATGGGTATCGAAGCAATCAAATCATCTACCCCGGCCATATGTAGACAAGCACTCAAAGATATATTCAAGAGGATCATCGATACTGATCAGGAAACTGTGCAAGATGACATAGCAAACTTCAAGGTTGCCTTTAAAAAGGCATCGGCTGAAGAGGTAAGCTTCCCTCGTGGTGTAAACAATCTAAACAAATGGAATAATCCGTATCCAGACAAAGGTGAGAACGTATACAAGAAGGGTACACCAATCCATATTCGTGGGGCAATCCTCCATAACAATTTAATTGTATCAAAGAAGTTAGGTAGATCTATTCAGAAGATCACTAGTGGAGACAAGGTCAAGTTTACATATCTTGTCAAGCCAAATCCTATCAAAGAGAATGTTATTGCATTCGTTGATTATCTTCCAAGGCAATTTAATCTTGAGCAATATGTAGATTATAATTTACAATTCGAGAAGACATTCTTAGGTGCAATCGAACCTGTGTTAGAAGCAGTTGGATGGACCAGTGAGAAACGTATTACACTCGAAGATTTTTTTGTATAAAAGTATGTACATTCAAGCAATGTATGATATAATATTATTAACAGTTAAAAAAGGAGACACATGAGTACAAATTGGGTAAGTGATATTAATTTAATGCATCAGAAATATGGTGTACATAAATGGATTAAGACAGCAACACCATTCCAGCTTAAGAAGTTCATTGAATTCCGTCTTGATTTTATCAAGGAAGAGTATGATGAAACACGTGAAGCTATGGTAACAGAAGATGCTGAAGAGATCGTAGACGGTCTTATTGATCTGTGTGTTGTTGCTATTGGCACATTAGATGCAATGGGTATTAATTCTATTAATGCATGGGATGCAGTGCTAGAAGCAAATATGGCAAAGGATGTTGGTGTGAAAGAATCAAGACCAAATCCATTAGGTCTACCAGATCTAATTAAGCCTGCGGGTTGGACAGCACCAAGTCATGAAGGCAATCATGGTATTATACCAAATGCTTTTGTGGATGAAGCTGAAGCAGAAGAAGATCGTATTGCTAGATCAACAGGAAAAGCCTGGAGTACCGATGAACGTATGGATATTATTGGTCAAAATGGTAATGATGGTTTACACTATCCACCTCCAGGACCAGACGGTTACACTCCACATCCAGGACCATTAGATGGTACGGGTGAACGTGAACCAATTGACTTTTACAAAGATTCAGAATACATTAGATTATATGGAGATAAGAATGAAGATAATTAAAGAAGATATTACGTATGACATGTGGTTACAAATGTATAAAGATACAAATGTAAATAAAATTACTTTAGAAGAGCATACTAAATATGCTAGACTCTTTGCAGCTTGGAAGGCTGGCAATGTAGAGAGAGTTACTGTTTGAAATCCCTTACCTTATTTAAATCTGTATTTGATAATAAGACACATAAGCGTGTAGACTTCAATGACTATGCTGCATTTGAAAGATTGTTCTTTGACTTGGCTGCCCTACCACTCAAAGATAAGAAGTCTGCCACGCTAATATCACCAGCAATATATGAACCAGACACCACTCGTTCTAATGCTAGTGTGATAGGATGGGCTGGTTGGTGTGCAGTAGATGTCGATGAACATATATTTGATGGAGATCTTGAGAAAGAATTGCTTGACAACTACGGTCAATGGAATCACATCGTATATTCTACTGCATCATCCACTATAGAACATCCTAAGTTTAGGATAGTATTCCCACTCACTGAAGATGTACCTAAAGATAAGATCAAACATTTCTGGTATGCATTGAATAAAGAGTTAGGTGATATTGGTGATCCTCAAACAAAAGACTTAAGCCGTATGTATTATGTCCCTGGCACTTATGAAGGTGCATATAACTTTATATTTAATTGTTTTACTGGTATGGATATGAATCCGTATGATATAATGGCTAAGCATGATTACGTAGAGAGATCAGGTAGTTTATTAGATAACCTACCACCAGCAATTAAGAAGGCTATGCTTGCTCATCGTAAGAATGAAATGACTAACACTACTATCACATGGAACAATTACAAAGACTGTCCATTTGTTAATAAGAAAATGGTTAAAGAGTATAACTTGATAACCGACACAGGTTGGTATACAAAGATGTATGCCATTATGGTTTCAATTGCAGGTAATGCTATACGCAAGAAGTATCCAATCACTGCTGGAGAGATCACTACATTATGCAAGGAGATAGATTATGAGAACGGAAACTGGTACAAGTCAAGACCCTTCGACAAAGAAGCAGATAGAGCAATTGAATTCGTTTACGGAAACGTTTAATCAAAAAGATATAGACCCTAAGCGTCTATACGACAGAGCATTCAAAGAGTCTGAAAAGATTACTTGGAACCCTAACAACAGAACACCTGAAAAGATATTAGAAGACTGCATGATGGGTCAATGTGCTGAGTTATATCTAATAGATAAGTGCGGTTATACAGATAACCCTAATGGATTCATGGATGTGTTTGATCTTGAAGGACGTGAGATTGAAGTAAAGGTTACACGTGGTGAACACAACGTAAAGTTTATGTTAGGTGATCTGTTAGTTCGTAAAGTAGAATGGGGATATCACGTAGCTAATATTGTTATAGTATATCTGTATGATCCTAAAACTGGTGATTATACCTTCTTAAATGAATACAATTTTAATGGTACAGACTATGTACTTTCACTATAAACTATGTTATAATATACCTATATATTTAATAAAGGAATCACATGCAAAAAACATCTATATTAGTTCTGCAAGAATGTGCAGAGCTTCAATCTAAAAAGTCAGAAGACTATCAAAATCCAAATTCACAAGTAAAACAAGCAATGCATTATCGTCGTGGCGTAGACTCTATCCATGATACTATGCACGGCAAAATGCTTCGTGCTCAATCTTTACTTGAATCCGGCCAAGCCAATAACTTCGAATCACTAGAAGACACGTACAAAGATCTTATTAACTATGCATCTTTTGCTGTTGCTTATATTCGTGGCGAGATGGAAGGCCAGGATCCTACCCTTGATTACTTAAACAATCCTAAAAATGCTGATTAAACCACATGTAGTACAAGATGTAAGAGATTACTTCGTATCATCTAAGAATCATAAATTCAATATGACTACCGATAAAACCGGTGTTAAATGTATTGAACTTATCGGTGCAAGCTTTCATGCAAATGAACCAGCCATATTCGGTGAACCTAACCTAGAGTATATTAAACGAGAAATCAAATGGTATCAGTCTCAGTCATTAAATATAAATGACATATACGGTACTGAGCGTAGTGCTCCTGAAGCATGGAAGTATGCTGCATCTCCTGAAGGCTTTATCAATTCAAACTATGGTTACTTAATATATTCTAAAGAGAATGGTTATCAATATGATAATGTGTTAGAAGAATTAAAGTCAGCACCAGATGGTCGTAGAGCCACAATGATCTATACTCGTCCAGACATATGGGCTGAGTACGACTACTTAGGTATGTCTGACTTTATATGCACAAACTCAGTAGCTTATTATATACGTAATGGCAGATTAAACTGTTGTGTGCAAATGAGATCTAATGATGTTGTCTATGGTTATAAGAATGATTATGCATGGCAACAACACGTGTTAGAAGAATTAGCATATGATCTTCATATAGAAGCAGGTAAAATGATATGGCAAGTACAGAACTTACATGTCTATGAAAAACACTTTGACTTAATACAACCTATCCATAATAGATGAATAAATGGCTTAACGAAGAAGCACTTGATGTGCTAGTTAATTATTATTATCCTAAAGCTGGATGGCTGCAGGATAATGTTAATTGGGGACCATTAGATTACGAAGGACCCGAAGCTAACTCTATTATAGATGATCCTTTATTACAGAAGATAGACATATATGACTGTAAGACAAGGAATGCCGCTGGCTTTTCTAATGTATTACAAGACTTACACTTTGGTTCTAAGACTCCTAAATGGAGATGGCAGAATGAAAGACGTAGAGAGATTAACACATGGAATGATGAAATCACATGGGGTTTATCAACATGGTTTTTTGTTATGATGTGTCATCGTATTACAGGTTCTGGTGCATCATTTGAAAATGACCATGGATATCGTAATAACATTATACAATATTGGGGCACACAATTTGCTAAGAATGGTATAAAGGAAATGTGCGAAGATATGATAAAGAGTAAAGAGCGAGGACCGATCTTTACTTCTATTGGTAACCAACCACCAGCACCTAAAAAAGGTTTTAGTAACGTAGACTTTATGACACAAGAATTGCCTAAGCTAATGTTTCAATTTACCGATTGGTTATTGTATGAAAAGATTGACGGTAAAGAAATGAAAACTCATAAACAGATTGTAGACTTTTTGAATGAACATAATAAAGCTGCAGGTCATAGGAAGTTTAACTTTCAATATGCAGCATTCTCTATGGATATGTCAGACTATTATCCTACAGCAGTAGATCAAGATTCACATACCTATTTAGGTAACAACGCTGTTCGTTGTATGAAGAAGTTATCTACAGGATATAAGGATGATGAGTTCATGAATATATTAAGAGAACGCACAGGCGGTAGACCAAAAGATCTTGAAGATGTGATGTGTGACTTTGTAAGGTTTGGTCAGAACTATGTACCAAGAGGTAACGGCACATTTGACCACATTTCAAGTACTATAACTAATAACAGCGGATGGGTATCTGGTTGGAAGCAAAGACAAGGTACGCCACCGGATACTAATACACTACCAATATAATGCCACATAACAAACACGTAGAAGACGGATTCAACATTGATGTTGGAATGATGCAGCCAGATGAAGCAAAGAACTATTACTTAGATCTTGCTGGTGATTGGGAAGATCCTAATCCTCCTCCACGTATTGTTATGCATGAAAGTATAAGAGTTGTACGTGATGATGACTTAGTTGGATCAAAGGTTCGTGGCGGTGATTGTTTAATATCAAGTATTAAAGAAAAGATTATTGTATATGTTCAACCAAGGACTGGGTTAGCTGGCGTTTCAATTTTAGATGTTGCTAATAGACACAATAAGAGTGTACGTTTATTTATGCCTTCATCTAAAAGAATATCAACTCACCAAGCATGTTGTATAGAGAGAGGAGCACATGTGTTCTTCCATAGAATTGCAGCCATGCCAAACCTAAATGCAATTGCAAAGAAGTGGGCTGATAGAACCCCTAATGCATTCTTTGTACCATTAGGACTTAAACATAAAATGGTTACGGCTGGAATGGTAAAGGTTGCCAGTAAGATTAAAGAACCTGATGTAGTCTATGTTGCTACATCAACCGGTGTATTGACACGTTCATTACAGATAGCTTGGCCGAATGCTGAGTTTGTATCTGTAGCAGTGAGTAGGAATATGAAAGCTGGTGAATTAGGTAGAGCAAAGGTTATATCTGAAGCACGTGCATTCACTGCATCAGAGAAGCCAGAGAACTTACCACCATTTCCTAACATAGCTACTTACGATGGTAAGGTATGGAAATTCATTCCTAAGTATTCTGGTAAAGATATACTATTTTGGAATGTAGGTAAAGAACCAGTATTAAGAGATGAAACATTATATGAAACAGAGAGCTACAGAGATTGGGATAAGAACTTATGATAACAGGAACGTTTAGTAAAATACCACGTAAGAAGAATAGCCATGGATATGGTTGGGCACGTACGTGGGCAGAAAATTTAAATGTAAGTATTAATCATGACAACCAAAGAGTTGAAATATTATACTTAGATCATGGAGTAAACTTCCATGGATCTATTAATCTATTCGGTGGATTCAATGATAAACTTAAAGAACACATTGATAACTTTTTACTAGCTGATAAAGTTTATTCATTAGACATTCCGATGCCTGCGTATGGTAACATGTTAGCCAAGAGAAAAGATGTGGAGGATAAAGACTGGTGTGCCCGTGTGCAAGACAAATGCAACAATGCACAAACATTACTATCCACTGATCTTGATACGGATTGGTTAACTATAGGTGATTCTCATACAGCAGCATTTGCTCCTGAAGGTAGTATGGTTATTAAGACTGATGGTATTACATTGAATGGACAAATCAAATCTAATTTTAAATACGTAACAGATCATATGGCTAAATGTAATAACCTACAAGGTATCACATTAGTCTTTGGCAATATAGATGTAAGACATCATCTATGTAGATTGAATATAGATCCAAGAGATATGTGGATAGATCTAAAAAGATTCGGTGATAGTCTTCCTATACCAGTTGAGTATGCAATGCCATGGCCAATAGAATTTGAAGGTAGAAAATTACCTAAGACAGGTTATTATAAAGGACAACCTTTTTATGGAACACGATATGAAAGAGTAATGATGCTAGAAAGGATTGAAGAGACCATGGATATGGTAAGCATGAATAAGATTATGTGGCCAGAAGAATGGAAGTGTATGGATCCTGAATTATATGCTAAAGAGAAAATGGAGAACATGTCATCAGTACATATATCTCCACAGTGTTACAGAAGAAAAGAATTTGGTGAAGGGTATGTACTTCCCATCTAACTGTGATATAATGGTACCATGAATTAACAAAGGAGTACAAATGGGTATAATGGATAAATTAGCGAAGAACTCTCGTATAAAAGAGTCTTCCCAACTTGATAAATCTAAGTTGTTTAGTAATAAGGATATGGTGACTACACCTGTTCCAATGATTAACGTTGCACTATCTGGTGATCCAGACGGAGGCCTGACCTCAGGTTTAACAGTATTAGCAGGACCATCGAAGCACTTTAAGACTTCGTTCGGCTTGTTAATGGCAGCAGCATACTTGGACAAGTATGAAGATGCTGTTTTGTTATTCTATGATTCAGAGTTTGGTAGCCCGCAACAATATTTTGAATCCTTCGGTATCGATACTTCACGTGTTCTACATAGCCCCATTACTAATGTAGAAGAATTGAAGTTCGATCTTGTGTCTCAATTAGAGGCTATCGAAAGAAAAGATAAAGTCATCATTATGATTGACTCTATCGGAAATCTAGCTTCTAAAAAGGAGCTAGATGATGCCATGAATGAGAAGTCAGTGGCAGATATGTCAAGAGCGAAAGCTTTAAAAGGTTTATTTAGGATGACTACCCCTTATCTTACAATGCGCGACATTCCCCTGTTAGCGGTGAACCATACATATCAAGAAATAGGCTTATTTCCCAAGGCGGTTGTTTCGGGTGGTACAGGTATATACTACTCCTCAGATAATATCTGGATCATCGGCCGCCAGCAGGAAAAGAAAGGCACAGAAATTATGGGATACAACTTTATAATTAACGTAGAGAAGTCAAGGTTCGTACGTGAGAAGTCTAAGATCCCTATTGCAGTTACATGGGAAGGTGGTATTGAAACCTATTCAGGTCTATTAGATGTTGCATTAGATGGTGGATATGTTGTGAAGCCTACTATTGGTTGGTACTCTAAGGTTGACAAAGTCACCGGTGAGATTGAAGATAAGAAGGTACGTATTGCAGAGACACTTAAGGAATCATTTTGGAAACCTATCTTTGCTAACACAGACTTTAAGGCACATATTAAGAAGAGATATGAAGTAGGTCATGCAGATATGATTAAGACATCACACCTAGAAGAAGGGTGGGATGATGAAGATTGAAACATTAATTCTTCGTAACTTAATGTTGAATGAGGATTATACCAGAACGGTTATTCCTCATTTAAAACTTATATACTTTGAAGAGCCATACAGAGCAGTATTCTCTGAGGTTGTTGACTTCGTTAATAAGTTTAATAAACTACCCAGTGCTGATGCACTATCAATTGAATTAAGAAACAATCCTAAAGTCACAGCAGATTCATTAGCTCTTATACCTGAGATCAGTGTACAAGAGAAAGAAGAAACACTGCCATGGCTTATTGAACACACAGAGAAATGGTGTCAAGACAGAGCAATCTACTTGGCTATTATGGACTCTATAAATATAATTGAAGGTAAGCATGAGACTCTAGGCAAGAATTCTCTACCTGAAGTATTAAGTGAAGCACTTGGTGTTAACTTTGATATAAGGGTAGGACATGATTACGTAGATGATTCTGATTCTCGTTATGAATTCTATCATAGAGATGAAGAGCATTTACCATTTGACTTAGATATGTTTAATAAGATCACTAAAGGTGGTTTAGTTAACAAGAGTTTGAATGTTGCCTTAGCAGGAACAGGTGTAGGTAAGTCGTTATTCATGTGTCATGTTTCAGCAGGTGCTCTAACTCAGATGAAAAATGTCCTATATATAACTATGGAGATGGCAGAAGAACGTATAGCAGAAAGAATAGATGCTAATCTAATGAATGTTCCTATTGATCAGTTAGAGAATCTATCGAAAGATATGTTTGATAAGAAGATGCACAAGCTAACTGATAAAGGTGTAGGTAAACTTATTGTAAAAGAATATCCTACAGGTGCAGCGAGTGCGAATAACTTTAGATCATTACTAAAAGAATTACAGATCAAGAGAGACTTTAAACCTGATCTGATATGTATAGACTATCTAAATATATGTTCAAGCTCACGTATGAAAGCTATGGGTGGTTCTATTAACTCATACACATATGTGAAAGCAATCGCTGAAGAATTACGTGGTCTGGCAGTAGAGTTTAATCTACCGATTATGACAGCCACACAAACCACAAGAGGTGGGTTTGGTAATTCAGATGTAGGTTTAGAAGATACATCAGAATCATTTGGTCTACCAGCTACGGCTGACTTAATGTTTGCTCTTATATCCACAGAAGAATTGGATAATATGAATCAGATAATGATTAAGCAACTTAAGAATAGATACAATGATCCAACAGGTAAGAATAAAAAGTTTGTAGTAGGTATTGATAGAGCTAAGATGAGACTATATGATGTAGAAGATACTGCACAAACTCTCAATGTGAGGGATGAACCACCTAAGGTCGCAAATAGATATGAGGAATTTAATGTATGAGTAATTTAAAACCGTATATTTCTAGAATGCTGAACAAAGAACATCTAATGCAGATGACTAAAGTTCAATTAGAAAAGGAAGCTAGGAAACAAGGTGTTGAGTTAGATCGACGTGAGAAGAAGACTGCTCTCGTTGAACAAATATTGGCACTGTGAGTAAGATACATGGCAAGATGTGGGGAGATAGATATCTCCACTTAGCCAAAGAAGTATCTACTTGGTCTAAAGATCCAAGCACTAAAGTTGGTGCTGTGGTTATTGGAGATCATGGTCAATTACTCTCACAAGGATTCAATGGATTCCCAAGAGGTATTAATGATAATGCCGCCAGATTAAAAGATAAACAAAAAAAGTATAAATTAGTTGTACATGCCGAGATGAATGCTATATATAATGCTGGTCTTAATGGTATTTCTTTAGATGGATCAACGTTGTATGTATATGGTTTGCCTGTTTGTAATGAATGTGCAAAGGGTATTATACAGGTTGGCATAAAGAAAGTTGTTGCTGTTAGACCGAAAGATTATAATACTGATTGGGATGATTCAATAAAGGATGCCAAAGCTTTATTTAAAGAAGCTGAGGTGATGTATTTAATAGATGTGGAGAAATAAATGGGAAAGCAAATGATACCTACTGCCAAGAAAAGGGTAAAAGGTCAACCAAGGTTTGTCAAGGATATGAGTCATAGTACTCATACAGCAAAAAGACATCCTACTTCAAAGAGGGTAAAAAAATAATGTTTAAAGCACTTTTTAACGAAGGCTATACAAGAGCCTTTATGGATAGAATAGAATTCAGGCGTAAGGAGTACTACGAAAACCGTAGGATCCAAACGATAAGAACTAATGCTGCGAAGATGGCACTGAACTGGACACATGAGTATCCAACAGGAACTCCACTTAGTTATATCAGAGATGATATAATTGAAACATGGGAACGTACTGCTGGTGTAGGTATATATTCTAACTTAGATAAGAAACAAAACATACCAACTCCAGGCGGACTTGGAGATTCATATGCTATCGAACCACCTAGTCCGACTACACCACCACCAATAACTCGTGGCACACGGAAAGATCCTAAGGCGAAGCAGGTTATGAAGAAGTATAAGCATGAATGGAGAAATCCACCTGATGAAGATAGTCCAGCCGAGTATAAAATTGAAGGACCGAATGAAAATTAGTATGTACAAACCGCTAAAACTGTGTTATAATATACCTTTGAATGGAGAAATAAATGAAACATAAAATTATAGGTTTAACAGTAGGTGTATTACTTGCTGCATCATTGTCAGCAATGGCAGACACTCTTAATATACAAGATCATTATCGTGAGGTTGTATATCTAGAACCTTATACGGTTGAAGTATGTAGTAAGCAACAAGTATCAGCAGCGTCTCAAGCAGACATTGCTAATGCAGCATTTTGGGGAGCAATCTTCGGTGCAGTTGTTGGTGATGTAGTAACTGAAGGAGATGGTGGTAAATTACCAGGAGCTGTTATTGGTGGTGCAATCGGTGCAAACAACGCAGCTGCAGAATCAGGTACAACTACAGCTACAGTGTGTAAGTCTGAAAGACGTCAGAAGAGTACTACTGTATCAGAATACTCTCACTCAACTATATCATTTGAATATGATGGATATGATTACGAGGTAGACTTTGTCAAAAAGCAATAATCTACCATTCGAAAAGTGGTCATTTGTAGACCAACATGGTAGAGATGATCAACACTGGTACATAAGATTAGAAGGTGGTGAGTTCAATAATGTCATATATAGATATATGGATGTCAAATTAAATGACACTACTCAGTCAATTGGATTTGATTATGAAGTAGTCGACTATCCATTAGAGACACCACATGGTAAGGAGTCATTTAACGAAGCTCTTGGTGAAATACTCAAGAGTATCTTAGATGATACATTAAAACAACAGGACTATGTACTAGGTCCAAAATCAATAGGAGAAGAGAATGATGTCAGCCACTAGTTTTTTTGAGGGTGTAGAACCGTCGTTGGAAGAACCAAAAACGGGATTAAAGATCCTTTGTGTACTATATGATGATCCAACAAATGGAATGCCTACAAGCTATCCATTAGAAGATTTACCAGTAATACATAACTATCCAGATGGGATGACCCTACCCAGCCCTCAGGGCAGAGACTTCAACCCAGGTGAATTACTAGGTTGTGTGTCAGGTGAATTAGGTTTAAGAAAGTATTTAGAAGGTTTAGGTCACACACTTGTAGTCACATCTGACAAAGATGGATTCGGTTGTGAGGCAGATAAAGAATTAATTGATGCAGATATTGTTATCTCTCAACCATTCTTTCCATATTATGTAACAAGAGCGCTGATGGAATCAGCTCCTAATCTTAAGATGGCAATTACTGCTGGCATTGGCTCAGACCATGTTGATTTAGAAGCAGCGATGGACCACAACATTGACGTTGTAGAAGTTACGTATTGTAACTCACGATCAGTGGCAGAACATATTGTTATGCAGATCTTAGTCTTAGTAAGAGACTTCACTACTCAACATGCAATTGTTAATGATGGAGGTTGGCATATTGCTGACGCTGTATCTAGATCATATGATGTAGAAGGTATGCACATTGGTACTATTGCAGCAGGTCGAATTGGTTTAGACATGCTAAGAAAGATGAAACCATTTGATGTACATCTACATTACTTTGACAAACATCGTTTGAGTAATCAAATAGAAACAGAACTAGGTTTAACATATCATGATTCAGTCGAATCTATGGTTGCACATTGTGATGTGATTAACATTAGTTGTCCACTACACCCTGAGACTGAGCATATGTTCAATGATGAATTGATCGCGAAGTGTAAGAAGGGTGCATACATAATTAATACGGCACGTGGTAAGATATGTGACAAAGATGCTATAGCTCGTGCATGCGAGTCTGGTCAATTGTCAGGATATGCTGGAGACGTTTGGTTTCCACAGCCACCACCGAATGACCACGTATGGAGATCAATGCCTAATCACGGTATGACTCCTCATACATCAGGTACTTCACTATCAGCACAGACAAGATATGCTGATGGAGTGAGAGAAATATTAGAATGTTTCTTTGCAGGAGAACCTATCAGAGATGAGTATCTTATTGTACAAGCCGGAGAGCTGGCTGGTATGGGAGCTCATTCATATACGAAAGGAACAGCAACGCACGGATCATCTGAGGCAGCTGAATTTAAAAAGTAATGAATGTAAAAGAAACCCTGACCATTCTATCAGAAGAATGCGCAGAAGTTATACAGGCCAACTCTAAGTTAATTAGGTTTGGCCCGTATGATGAAGACAATATAAAAGAACTCGAACAGGAGTTAGGTGATGTTATGGCTATGGTAATGATTTTAGATTACTATGGTTACGTTAGCCTAACAAATATCCAACAACAGATCGAACCTAAGCTAAAGAAGCTTAAAAAGTACAGTAAAATAAAGAACCTCAATAAGATTATCAAGAATTTATAAAAGTTATAAATACCTTTATATCTCAATTATATAAAGGTCAGATGAAGTCTTTAAAGTTATTTCTCGAGGGTCGAAACGATCCTTCTATATTCCACGCAGTTTTTATGGCTGGTGCTCCAGGCGCAGGCAAGTCTTACGTGTCTGACTGGATGTCACTTGGTCCACAGCTTGGATATAAAGTAATTAATTCTGACCATGAGTTCACTCGTTACATGAAAGAAGCAGGTCTTACTGACGAAAAAGGTGCAGTTGTAATTGATCCTAAAAGAGCATTCGAACGTGGTGTTATAAGAGATGTATCTAAAAGACACACAGCTGCCAAACAAAGACATGCTGTGATCGGTAGATTAGGTCTTGTTATAGATGGTACAGGTGCAAATTCACGTAAGGTACTAGGACAAAAGAAAACATTAGAAGCACTTGGATATGAATGTGCTATGGTATATGTAACTATTCCTTTAGAAGATTCAATAGAATCTGATAGACAACGAGGAGCGGCAGGTGAAAGAACTATCGGTCCAGAGCTTGTTACACAGAAATACAAAGAATTAGATAAGAGTTTGCCACCATTGAAGAAGGCATTTAGAGGATTATTCTTCGTGATAGATAACTCTGTAAGAGAGAAAACACCAACGATAATTCGTGAGGTATTAAATAAGATTACTAAATGGTCAAAGACTATGCCAAAGAATAAGGCAGCTAAAACATGGATGAAAAATAATTAATGTTAAGTTTTAACGAAAAGGTACAAGAAGATACAGGTATGCGTATAATAGATTTGCTTCCGAAGAAGGTGAAGCGAATGATATATAGAAACCAACATAAAGATAAGTATAAAGCAGCCTTGCTTATGATGAAAGCATTAAGGAAAGATCCTGATGTTATATCAAGAGGCTTGTCTAAACAAAGAATACAAGACATTGCTGCTGATCATTTTAATTTAAACCATAGAGAGTTTGCTAAGGTGCTTGATCGTAAGACAAGATACGAAGAGAAGTCTCCTGCAAGACCACAAGATGATGATTCAGGTTGGGTAGAAGAGTTTATCACTGAAGCTCCACTAGGACCCGCTGATCTTGCTGGTAAGAATAATGAGACTGGTGAATTAAGAGTAAACATACTTAAAGACTTAATTAAGAAAGGTACACCTATCAAGATGGTTCCAGGCAAAGGGCATAAGAATGATTTGTTCACAGTAACAGATAAGAAGGCAGCATTAAATGCCTTAGATCAATTTACAAGAGATGGTAAAAGCTTCTCTCTTGGTACAAATGATGGTAAAAACGTATTAAGCAGCCATATCTTTAAGTCTAGACTATTCGGCGGTGAGACGGCAGGTGCAGGTCCAGGCACAAAAGCTACAGCCGAAACTGAATCAGCACAAGCCTTATGGTGTGCAGCTGTCACAAAAGAAGGAAAAAAGACATACGAATATTTTACTGATGAGATATTAAGTAAACATACTAATCGTGCATTTACTGGTGGTACAGATCTTAAGACTATGTTAGGTATACCAGAGGATTGGAGAAAGAGTTCGTACTTATCGGCAGTGGTATTACTTGATAATAAATTTATTAATAAAGGTATGACATTCCATCGCGATGATTTAAAACACAATGACATATTCTCAAAGAAAAAAGATGCATACAGAAATAATGATATGAAGAATCTAAATAATGATAAGTGGAACCCTGGTGATATATGGGCCTTATCAAAAGAATTTGATGCTGAAAATATACCAGTACTTACTGTTCATGCTTTAAATGTATATATGTTAGAAGAGTATATAGCAAGAAGAATTGTCGGTATATCTCTTAAGATAATTGATAAAGGTGATGGAAACTTTAAAGAATATAACAAAGAAGTACCAGTACCTCCAGATAGCTATAAAATTAAAAACCTAAATGTAAAAGGGGAGAAAAGAGGAACCTTTTGGAGTACAGCACGTGGTAATATAACAACAAAAGAAGGTAATGTACTTGCTATAGCAGCTAATAAATCTTATGGTACTCACAAGATTGAGATCACAGGTAAAGGTGCAAGAGGTGGGGGTATGGGTTATGGCCTAATCGCAGACTCACTTGAAATCCTTAATATGCCTAAAATAGAAACAAATGCTAATCTTATTAAAACAGCTAAATTAATTGCTGATCCATCTAAGAAAGGTGATAAAGCACGTAGAGACTTTTATAATAGAGTATCTAAACTTGATAAGATGACACGTAAAGTATTCGATGAAGAACTAGCAAAGAAAGAAGCACCATGGATTCATTCTAAATTAGGCGTTGTAACTATTATTGAGGCATTCAATAATGCATCTACTATAAAAGCAAATAGACTAGTATCAAGAATGATTAATTATGCTGGATCTAAATCAGCAGACTCAAGCGCATTTGTTAAAATAAGTAGATAATATGAATTTAAAACAACACATAATAGAAGCTAAGAATACTCACATGACCCATATCGAAGATATGGTTATAGATGGTGGAGTCAAAGGAGCACGTGATGCTATCTTTGCTTTACGTGATCTCAGAGATATGTTGGCTGGAAGTACTAATGATACTAAACAGGTAACGGTTAAATGGGATGGTGCACCAGCTGTATTTGCTGGCATTGACCCTAGCGATGGTAAGTTCTTTGTTGCAAAGAAAGGAATATTCAATAAGAATCCCAAGGTATATAAGAGCGTTAAAGAAGTTAAAGCCGATACCTCTGGTGATTTAGCAGCAAAACTCACAGTAGCTTTTCAAGAATTAAGTAAACTTGGTATAAAGAAAGGGGTCTACCAAGGTGATATCATGTTCACTAAAAAGGATCTTAAAAAACAAACAATTGATGGTGTGAAGTATATAACTTTCCACCCTAATACTATAGTATATGCAGTACCCGTTGAAGCAGCAAAAGAAATAATCTCAGCAAAGATCGGTGTAGTGTGGCATACTTATTACCAAGGTGCAACCTTTGAAAAAATGAGTGCAAGCTTCGGAGTATCCGTTGCAGCGTTTAAGAAAGTAAGAAGTGTATGGCAGAAGTCTGCTAACTTCCCTGACATATCTGGTTTAGCCACATTATCTAAAAAGGAAACAAATGAAATTACGAAACACATCTCAAATGCAGGTAAGCTCTTCCAGAAGATCGCTTCCAGTACGCTTACTGACGTATCTACAAATACAGATATTAATTTATATATCAATACCTTTCGCAATACGAAAGTTAGAGCGCAAGAGGAAACAACAGACTCCAAAACGTATGTGGCAGAACTTATCGGATGGATCGAAAATCGATATAACACCGAAAAAGAAAGGCTTAAGAGTGATGCTGGGAAAGATAGGAAGGAACAAGCCAAGCTGGATGCACTAGAATTCTTCTCAGATGTTAACAAATCAGGCCTTATAAGTATGTTTGATATGCAGAATGAATTAGTTATGGCTAAAAAGAAGCTGTTAACACACTTGGACAGTATGGATAGTATAAATACATTTATAAAGACTAAAGACGGATTCAGAGTAACAGGAGCTGAAGGCTATGTTGCTATAGATCACCTAACAAATGGTGCAGTGAAGATCGTAGACCGTATGGAATTTAGTTACAATAACTTTAGTAAAGACATAATCAAAGGATGGGAGTCTGAATCACGATGATAACAGTAAAAGAAATTAGAGAATCAAGTATGAAGGCTCGTGTAGCAGGATCAAAGAGAGTACATCATTCAGAGTTAGTAAAGGATATGGATAGAGATGCTATGATCGATTACATGATGAAGGATCGAAACTTTGCAAAGGCAGTAGCGAAGGCAAAGGTTAGCAGAAAGGATATCTACTTTGATGATAATGAACTTGTCTTTGGAGATAAAACAGTAGCAAAGTTTGATAAGAAGACTAAAGTTTCTGACATGATGCAGAAAGCAAGCTAATGTCATTGCATAGTTTTAAAGAACACTATCTCGAAGAGGCTGCAGCCGAAACAGTTACTATTAACTGGGGTCGCTTTAACCCTCCAACTATTGGTCATGAAAAGCTTTTAGATGTAAGTCACGCTAAAGGAACAGGTGACCATAGAATTTATGCAACACAAACCACTGATAATAAAAAGAATCCCCTAGACTGGAAGACAAAGATTAAGTACATGCGTAAGGTATTTCCTACTCATGCACGAATGATTCTTATGGATAAGAAGGTCAAGACTATATTCGATGCATTAACTATTGCATACAAGGACGGATATAAGAACATTGAATTAGTTGTTGGCTCTGATAGAGTAAAAGAATTTACCCAATTGATAAACAAGTACAATGGTACAAAGGGTAAGCATGGCTTATACGACTTTGCATCTATAAAGGTTATCAATGCTGGTGAGAGAGATCCTGATGCAGAAGGTGCAGAAGGTATGTCAGCCTCTAAGATGAGAGCTGCTGCAAGTAAGAATGATCTAGTTGGATTTACTAGTGGTCTACCAAAGAAATTTAGAGATGCTGAAGCATTAATGAATGATGTTCGTAAAGGTATGGGTTTAAAAGAAGAGAAATCTTTTAGACAAGATATAAAATTAAAGAAGGCTTCAAACCTAAGAGAAAAGTTTGTGGCTGGTAAACTATTTAGCGTGAAAGATAAAGTGAAAACGAATGATGGTCAAGAAGGTGTTATAGATACACTAGGAGCCAACCACGTTAAAGTAAAACTAAAGGAGTCTGAAAGATTTAAAACCTTTTGGCTCCAAGATATATGTTTAAATAATTAGGAGATAGTATGGAAAGTAAAGGAATGTACCCGCCAGGTACTGTAGCAAGTGTGAATGGATATCATTCACCAACAGGCGAACTATTAGCAGCAAGTCCAAATACTCAGGCAGATGTTGATGCGTGGAACGGTGTAACAAAAGCACCACCAGTAACAGCAAAGTCAGAAACGCCACCTATGGAAACTATTAAGCCAGCAACAAAGCCAGCTAAAAAGAAGAAAAAAGCGTGGTATAAAAAGTAGTAACACCCCTTTAAAGGATAAATATATATTATGGAATTGACTAAGAATAACTTCGAGTTATATGCTGCAAAGCATTATCAGAAAGATAAGTGGGCAACCACAGAAGATTTTAAAGAAGATATATCAAGATTTAAATATATCAATCGGTTAGTCAACAGGTACTATCGTGATGATGATTTGAAAGAGCGATTGATTTTAAACCATATTATTATATTAGGTAATGTGTTAGGACCAAGTATATGCGCAGAGATATTAATGTCTAAGACAGATCTAACTCTGCTAAGTACTGTTAAAACCTTCTTGGTATATTTAAACTATCTACCAGAAGATGATCATGTTGAGATTCCATTGGACTCAACTATTATAGATGTATTAAGGAAACTATGAGTCAGTATTTAAACGAGTCTGCGGTAGATTTATTCATTACGTATAAATTTGTACGCTTACTTACAACTAAGTGGGATCAGACTGAGGCATTTGATGCAGGCGTAATTGACGCTAAAGGTAAGTTATTAGTTAAAGGTGCTCAACAAACATCAGCCCAAAAGAAAGTTTATACAGTATTTCATAAGTTAGTATTTAATATTAAAAGAATTCTAGAGAAGGTACCATTCGGTAAATCTAGAATTGCTTCATACGCAGCTGCGTTGTTTCTTTTAAAGGAAGAGACTGGTATGGCTGAGGAAGATATACTTAAAGTCTTAGAAGACTTAGGTCACAATACGTCAATTGATATAGCGGAAGAGTTTAAAGAACTCTATCGTGAAGGTCAATACATTCTAAATCATGACTTACTTGAGAGTAATAAAGGAACCATTGTGAATTTAGATTCTATAAGTCCAGCTGCCTACTTTGCTGGTGTTCCTATATATAAAACAAGAGAAAACATTTATTTATCAGTAAACAATATATTATAAGTATGTACTTTCACACTTTGTGTGATATAATATATTAATTAATTGGAGTGACATGACGTCGATTTTCGTAACCAAGCGCAGTGGTGAAACTGAGCCATTCAACATTAACAAAATTCACCGGGTGCTGGAATGGGCGTGTAATGATTTAGTTGGAGTAAGTATTTCTGAGATAGAAATGAGAGCCAACATCCAGTTATATAATGAGATGGAGTCAGTTAACATACATGACCTCTTAATCAAATCCTCGGCAGAACTAATCACTGAGGCAACACCTAATTATCAAACAGTAGCAGCAAGGCTAATCAATTATAAGCTTAAGAAATTAGTGTATGGTGATAAAGATCCTTGGCCACTTAAAGAGATCATTGATCATAACATTGAAGCAAAGGTCTATGATGCAGATATATTAAACAAATACTCTGACTCTGAATTAAGTTATATTAATGATAACATATTAGATCACTCACGTGATGATGACTTCACGTATGCTGGTATGGAACAAATGAGATCTAAGTATCTTGTGCAGAACAGATCAGATGGAACTATATATGAAACACCTCAGGTGTTATACATTATGATTGCTATGACATTGTTCGGCAAGTATAATGGAAGACGTATGAAATACATACGTGAGTTCTATGATGCTATATCTAAGTTCTATATATCTCTACCTACACCTATCATGGCAGGAGTACGAACACCGACACGACAGTTTTCGTCATGTGTAGTACTTGAGACTAATGATTCATTAGACTCTATCAATGCAACATCAACATCAATCGTTAAATACATCTCAAAGAAAGCTGGCTTAGGTATTAATGCTGGTAAACTAAGAGCTGTAGGTTCACACATAGGTGATGGATCTGTTGTACATACTGGATTAATTCCATTCCTTAAATTGTTTCAAGCTTCGGTTAAGTCTTGTTCACAAGGTGGAGTACGTGGTGGTGCAGCAACAGTTTATCTTCCTGTATGGCATTATGAATTTGAAGATCTTGTAGTATTAAAGAATAACCGTGGTACAGATGAGACACGTGTACGTAACATGGACTATGCCTTCCAGTTTAATAAGCTTATGTACGAAAGATTAATAGAGGGTGGTAAGATAACATTCTTCTCACCCAATGATGTGCCAGGATTATACGATGCATTCTTTGAGGATCAAGATCTATTCAAAGAGTTATATGAAAAGTATGAGAGATCACGTGTACGTAAGAAGTCTCTGCCAGCTATTGAGGTATTCTCTCAATTTCTAACTGAACGTAAAGAGACAGGTAGGATATACCTACAGAATGTAGACCATGCAAATACACATGGATCATTCATTGAGAAACAAGCACCGATACACCAGTCTAATCTTTGTTGTGAAATTAATCTACCTAGTCATGGATTAGAATCATATGATGATGCAAACAAAGGTGAGATATCTTTGTGTACTCTAAGTGCAATCAACTGGGGTTTAATTAATGATCCGAAGGACTTCGAGAAGTATTGTGATTTAGCTGTACGTTCTCTTGATGCTCTATTAGATTATCAAGACTATCCTATTCTTGCAGCACAGAGATCAACTATGAATAGAAGACCATTAGGTGTAGGTATCATTAACTTTGCATACTTCTTAGCGAAGCGTGGATTAAAGTATAATGATGAAGCCCTTGATACGGTTGACGAGTACGCAGAAGCATGGTCATATTATCTTATAAAAGCTAGTGCAAACCTAGCAAAAGAGCGTGGAAGATGCTATAAAAATATGGAGACTAAGTACGGACATGGTATCTTGCCAATAGACACATATAAACAAGAGGTCAATGAATTAGTCAAACACAAGGAAAGAATGCCTTGGAAGTCGCTCAGGGCGCAGCTTTTAAAGGATGGCATAAGAAATTCAACGTTAA